AAGGTGGTGTGTATGACGTGGAGACCGGCGAAGAGCTGGTGGCTCCGACTGTGCTGGATGGGTGGCACGCCAACTACGCAGGTGATTCGTTGCCGACTGAGCTGGCTGCGTTCAATCTGGACCCAAGTCCGTCCACCCCGCACCGGGTGTTTGCCAGCTAATGGCCGTAAAGTCCAAGCAAGGTGTTGCCAAGGTTCAGCACGTATCCCGTGCGGCCTACAAAAAGACCAGCATCGGCAACTCCCCGTTTATGGCGGAGTAGAACCAACAATAACTAACATTTAGGCAATTACAATGCTTACCATCCTTGGCGTAAGTCTCTCCTATGAGGCTCTTGCCTTTTTTGGCTTGTTTCTTGGCTCAGAAGCTCTGGCAGCAAGCAAACTAAAAGAGAATAGTATTATTCAAGTTGTTCTTTCGGTTGTTTCATACCTGAAGCTGGTCCGCAAAGAAGACGATAAAATTAGACAAGTCAAAGACTCTCTCAAATAACAACAATGGTAATGTTGCCTGTTCGGCAGTATTACCCCCAAACAGATAGTGCTACCGGTCATGGTGATCGAATGTGTTTCTCAAGCACATGCGCTATGGCCATCAAATATCTTCTACCTGATGCATTGTCTGGGGTAAATGCCGATGATACGTACCTAAAAAAGGTACTGAAATACGGCGACACCACCACTTCTATTGCACAAGTCAAAGCCTGTAATGATTATGGAGTCAAAGCAGGCTTTGCTACTAATGGCACAAAGGACAAATTACTTGCTGAACTATCAGCAGGTTATCCAGTAGCAACTGGTATCTTACATAAAGGCCCAGTCAGTGCTCCCCGAGGAGGTGGGCACTGGATGCTTCTTGTAGGAGCTGATGCAGAGTATGGCATCTTCCATGATCCCTACGGGGAGATGGATAATATCAACGGCGGCTACGTACGAATCGGAAGTGGTGGAGAAGCTGTTAAATATAGCTGGAGAAACTGGCTAAGACGTTGGGAGGTAGAAGCTCCTGGCACTGGTTGGTACATGACATTTAGATCCAACAAAACCAGCACTGCAAACCCGACAAAACCTGCATCAATAAACGATTGGCAAAGCGTCAAGGCAGTTGCTGCAGAGTGTGGTGCTAAGTACCCAGAGGTTGTGGCAGCTCAATGGGCACTAGAAAGTGGCTACGGTAAACACTTCTCTGGTAAGAACAACGCCTTTGGCCTAAAAGGTACTGGCACACAAGCTACTACCAAAGAGTTTCACAAAGGTCAATGGGTCACAATCAACACCTCATTTATTGACTTCCCGGATCTACGTGCTTGTATTCAATATCTTGTAGATCGTTGGTACAAGGACTACAAAGGATTCAAAGGTATTAATCGAGCTGTCAATCGTAGTGAATGTGCTCAACTTCTGGTCAAAGAGAAATACGCTACAGATCCTGATTATGCAACCAAGCTAATCAAGCTTATGGAGCAAAATGATTGAAGCTGCAGTATCTGCAACCATAGCTCTTTTCACTGCTGTTGTAGCACTAAATTCACGTATGCAAGCTCGTATAAACGAAGTCGATTCACGTATTGACCGTATTGAATTAAGAGTTGCAGAGAAATATGTCCAACGTGAAGAGTTATCAACAGCTCTTCAAAAGATGGAGGATCACATGATTCGCATCGAAAACAAACTAGATCAAATTGTATTGAGACATGGCTAAGAATAAGGCCACTGAGGATCAGTTTAACGAGTTACATAATCTTGTTACATCAGAATTCCTTAGCCGAATCAAATCTGGGGAAGCATCTACTGCTGATCTAAAAGCTGCCTGTGATTGGTTAGCCAAGAACGACATCAGTGGTGTCGCATATGAAGGTAACCCTCTCGATAAACTGGCAACAATAATGCCAAAAGTTGATCCAGAACTTGTTCAACGGAGGCTGTATGGCAGAAAAGAGTACAGCTGAATACTACAAAGACAACCCTGAAGCTGCTGATCAACATCGCAGCTACATGCGTAAGTACAACAAGAAACCAGGCAAAAGTAAGTATCGGTCTGAGCTAAACAAAGCTCGTCGGAAACGTGGCATCTACGGGAAAGGGGGCGGAGATCTTTCTCACTCTCGTAATGGTGCTCTCAAAATTGAGAGTCCATCAACAAACCGCGCACGTAACGGACACGGAAATAACAACCGATACAGATGACTCCATTGCTACCTACACCTGATCACTACCTCCAAAATCTAATAACGATGACAAGCCCTGAAGCCAAGCGGATGTGGCGAAGAGCCATTAAGGAACACTTCAACTGTCGATGCGTTTACTGTGGAGAAATTTATGAATTACATGAACTTACATTGGATCACGTACGTCCTCGCTGCTTTGGTGGTGAAGACCTTACAAGTAATCTTGTCCCTTGCTGTTGGAAGTGTAATCAGGCCAAAGGTAGTAATAACTGGCTCACATGGATGAGAGCCACATACGGTCATAACCCCTTGAGAGAGGGACTTATCTTATCTCATATTAAGTAAAATGGCAAAACCCAAAAAACCTTCAATGTTGACCCGTCAACGTCAACTTAGAAGGCAGCAACAGCAAGTCCGAACTGCATCAAGTAATAACTTGCCACCTCGTGGAGGTACATCAGGCGGTAATGGCGGTAGGCTGGTTCGCAATCCTAGGGGACAGGCTACGTCGAGCCGTGTCGAGCAAGTAAACGTTAGTGACGAGGGTAACAGGCCAACAAGACGCCTACCTAGTTCCTCTACACAAACACAAAATACCCCAAGTACATCGACTAATGCCACGAAACCTACTCAACCTCGACTTCCTGCTGGTAGCCCTGGTGGAGCACTAGCACTGCGTGCTAACCGCCCCGGTGTAACGGCAGCAGTCGCTCAGCTAGGTTCAGGCCTGATTGACGAGGGGGTCAAACGTGTTGTAAGAGCTATTCAGCAAGAGCGCAGTCAGCGAGCAGCTGAATCTGGTCAACGTGGACGGTATACCCCAGGTGATCAACAGGTCAGATTTGATAAACCTGTCGACAAGAAACCTGCTGGTGTAGTACCCGCTGCACAACAACGCACCACTGTTGTTCGTAGTCCTGCTCCTAAGGCTGCTCCTAAACCTGAACCAAAAGCAGAAGCACAGTCTTACCGTGACGAAAGGGATACTAAAGGACTGTCTGTTGGTCGTTACTACACCCTTGCAGAACATCGAGCTGCTGTACAGGCAGGTAAGTCACTAAAGATTGGATCAAAGTTTGATACAAAGTCTGACCTTGGTGTTAATCCCAAATTCTCAAATAAAGAATTGGATACCTCCAAAGTAACTGACAAGTCGAACGAGTACGACAAGAAGAAACGGAAAAAGCTTAATTAAGACACACCCCGTTTAGAAGCCCCTAGAAGGCCTCTATTTATCCACTAAGGTATATCCATACTCTAAATGTCCAAGAAGCGCCTTCCTGAGGCTCCTGGAGGCCTCTCCGTGCTTGATCAGTTACAGCAAGACTTCAAAATCTTCCTACAAGCTCTTTGGTCACAGTTAGACCTCCCTTCTCCTACTCGCGCTCAATACTCAATCGCTGATTACCTTCAATACGGTCCAAAACGTCTTCAAATCCAAGCCTTCCGTGGGGTAGGTAAGTCTTGGATTACTGGAGCCTTTGTCCTTTGGACCCTTTTTAATAACCCTGAAAAGAAAATCATGATTATCTCTGCCTCTAAAGAGCGGGCAGACAACATGAGTATCTTCCTACAGAAATTAATCATTGAAACACCTTGGTTATCACACCTCAGACCCAAATCTGATGATGCTCGTTGGAGTCGCATTTCGTTTGATGTTAATTGCAGCCCTCACCAAGCTCCTAGTGTTAAGTCTGTCGGTATTACAGGTCAGTTAACGGGTTCTCGTGCTGACCTCATGATCCTTGATGACATCGAAGTTCCTGGTAACTCGATGACAGAAATGATGAGAGAAAAACTCCTTCAACTATGTACTGAAGCAGAGTCCATCCTGACCCCAAAGGCTGACTCTCGCATCATGTACCTCGGTACTCCCCAAACTACCTTTACTGTCTACCGCAAACTGGCTGAACGTAACTATCGTCCCTTTGTTTGGCCAGCTCGTTACCCCCGTAAACTCTCCCCATACGAAGGGTTGATTGCCCCTCAACTCCAAGAAGATCTAGACAGTGGTGCAGAAGGTTGGGATGTAACTGATCCTGATCGCTTTGGGCATGATGAACTTCTTGAACGGGAAGCAGCAATGGGTCGGAGCAACTTCATGCTCCAGTTCATGCTAGATACAAGCCTTAGTGATGCAGAAAAGTTCCCCCTTAAATTCCAAGACCTCATCATTACCTCTGTTAACCCGACTCAAGCGCCGGACTCTGTTGTGTGGTGCTCTGACCCTCGTAATGTTCTCAAGGATCTCCCTACAGTTGGCTTACCGGGTGATTATTTCTACTCCCCGATGCAGCTTCAGGGAGAATGGAGTGCGTACGATGAAACGATATGCAGCGTTGACCCGTCAGGTCGAGGCACAGACGAAACAGCAGCCACCTACATAAGTCAAAAGAACGGCTTCCTATATGTTCATGAAGTCCGTGCATATCGGGATGGTTACTCCGATAATACCTTGTTAGACATCCTTAGAGGTTGTAAGAAATATGGTGTCTCAAAACTTGTCATTGAGACTAACTTTGGTGATGGTATCGTCGCTGAACTCTTTAAAAAACACCTCCAACAAACTAAACAACACATAGGCGTAGAAGAAGTACGAGCAACAATCCGTAAGGAAGAACGTATCATTGATTCCTTAGAACCAATCATGAATCAACACCGCCTTATCATTGATAAGTCAGTCGTTGAATGGGATTACGCCTCTAATAAAGACGAAGCACCAGAGAAAAGACTCCTTTATATGCTCTTCTATCAGATGAGCCGTATGTGTCGTGAAAAGTTTGCCATTAGACACGATGACAGATTAGACTCCCTAGCTCAAGGTGTTAAATACTTCACTGATGCTATGGGTATCTCTGCCCAAGAAGTCGTTAACCAACGTAAAAAAGACGACTGGAATGACCTCCTAGAAGGCTTCCTAGACAACCCAGAAGCAGCTACTAATCACCTCGTCCTTGGCTTTGATATTGACCAAAGACGCCAAGCTAGAGGCTTAACCAAGACCACAGTCCCCAACTGGGTTTAGACGCAATCCCACATGTATACAGGGGGAGAGAGGGTGGACTCAAACCCTGGGGGAAGAAGGAGACAATCATTTCCTTCTTCCTTTTTACTGATGTCCCTGGGGAAGGACATCCCTCATGTCCTTGCTTAATCTTCCTCTATCTCTTTAACGGGTGAATCCAGTGAATCCAGTGAGCCCCGATGAATCTGCAAAGGCCATCACGGAGCGAAGCGGAGTCGAATCATTTAGTCACTACTTATTCTACTTATACTACTGTTAGCAATGGTGTATGAATATCCTCTGAATACTCAGAACTTCAAAGTATCTTACAATAAAGTAAGAGAAGGCCCTAATTGGATCATGGTGTACTACAAGAATGTAGCTACAGTGTGTCTTACAGTTAAAGACGTTAAAGATAGGCTTGGTCCTGCTAAGTTCTTGGAATCTACTAAAGAACTATGTGTATGGTTGGAGGAAAAGATTAAAACATATGGTGGTAGTCAAGAGGAAGGTAGGGCGGATACATCGTTTGCTAGTGAGCTGGTGGTGTCTCCTTAAAAAATGACAGAAATTTCTTAAGGGTATACCGCTATAGCGGGGACGCAAAACGCCCCGTGTGGGGGTGGGCAACGTGTGACTCGATTGGTAGTCTAGTCCACAATACTGGCCAAACCGCCTGCAGCCACTGGGTTCTCAATAGCAGCTGCCTTATTGCGTCTCAGCTGTGTCTCATGTTGACAATTGTATCGAATGCGATCTGTGGCGCCTACCCCAGGCCACAACTGTGAAGTTGAGTGAAGCCAAATAAAGTTTCATGAGTGGGGTTGACAACCTGCCCACATGGCGACAAGATGCACTCATGCAG